CCTTGTGCATACGCACAATCTTTGTCAAGCACATTGGAACGACACGCCGCACAAAGTTAGGAACCCGCCTAGTGGGCGACTGCCCGAGCAGCACCCGCACGGCGTCGATATGTCGCGGTCGCCGACGACGATCTGACGCGGGCGGCGGCCGGGGCGTGGGCGGCGGCGTAGGGGACGCGGGGGTCATACTTTCGGTTGATGTTCCAGAATCTGCCCGTATTGGTGTTGACATTCTCAGCAGCAGGGGTCATAGTGGATACATGAGCACAATCGTCAGGGCAAAGGCACTCACCACTACCCCTTCACAGCAACTTGTCCGCATATGGTTCGACGTCAAAGACATCCAGCAGCAGACCGACGCCGGAACCGTGGTATTCGGCTACCGCATGAGCCGCCGCTCGCACGCAAAGGGCGCGCTGTATGTGATCCCCGGCGCGACCCCCGACTCCATCCTCGCCGCAGTGGGGGGTGCAAAGTGAAGTGCACCACCTGTGGTCAATCCATCCACATCCACTATGACAACGGTTACGCGATGTGGGTGTCCTACGAGGACACCTTCTGCGCCGACGGTGGCGAGCACACCGCGGCGGAATCGCGCGCTGAAGAGGTGTCAGCATGACCCCCGCCGACACCCTCGCCGTCGTCGCCGCGACGTACCGCACGGCGCAGGACGACCTTGACAACGCCCGCGTCAACCTCGCACAAGCCGTGCGCGACGCGGTCGCCGGGGGCATGTCCCAGTCGGAGGCCGCCCGCATCGTCGGCGTCGACCGGCTCACCGTCCGTAAGTGGATCGCGTCGTGAGCGGCGCGTTGGCGTTCGCCGCACTTGCACTGGCGGTCGGCGCAGAAGATGACGAGGTCGGTGCCATGTGGGCCAGACTCGGCCCCACCGAGATACCGCGCCATCCGCAGGACGCCATCGCGCAGATGCGGGCAACACTGCGTGAGGTGCGCGGCGCCACCTGACACCGGACGCACGAAAGCGCCCCCACCGCTTGTGACGGTGGGGGCGCTTCGTTGTGCGGTCGGGGGTGCGGATCGGGACTCCCCGCCGCGGTCTACTTGCCGAGGATCGGCTTGTTCTTGCGGTGTGACCAGCGGCGCTTGACCTTCGGGCGCCATGTGGAGTCGGCGAGGTTGCCGGCGAGGCCGTCGCGGCGGTTGTCGTAGGCGATCATCTGCGCCTTCGCCGCCGGGTGCGCGTTGCGGTGTCCGCGGAGAATGGCGTGAGCGTGCTCGTTACCGACCCATCCCGGCCCGGTCCTTGCCCACGCGGCGAACCCGGCCTTGCGCAGCCACTTGACGGTGGCGCGCTGCTGCTTGGCGTTCAGACCGGCGAACATGATGTCGACGGCGCCGCCACCGGAGTGCGTGCCCGCAGACAGGCTGCCGTTGCTGTAGGAGCCTTGGCCGATGCGCCACGGGGCGCGCTTCTTCGGGGCGACGGCGCGGTACTTGGCTTCAGCCCACTTCAGCGCCGACACTGTGCGGTTATCGAACTGGTGGCCGCGCCAGGTGCGGCGGCCGTACGGCTTGGAGGCGTTGCCGAGGATCTTGCCCATGTCAGTAGTCGTCCAATCCCTCGTCGCGGACCTTGTCGACCGTCGCCGGGGAGTACACCGCGGCCCGGGTGGTTTCGCCCTGGACCAGGGCCAGCAGGGCGAACAGCAGACCGATGGCGCCGGTGACGGTCGCATCGACGTCGGTGGACACCGCCACCCCGGCCGAGGCCAGCAGCATGACCACGGCGGTCCACACCGCACGCACCCGTGCCGGTTCGATGTAGTTGAGTCGTCGCAGGATGTTACTCATCGGTGTCCTCCTCGGACTTGTTGGGTTCGGAGAATCGGTCGAGCCACGGCCAGTGCTGGTCCGGGGGGAGCACGTAGTCGATGAGCCGCTTGGCCAGGTAGAGGCTGGCCGGGGCCAGGACGGCGGCCCAGAACGCTATCCATGCGCCGCTCATCGCTGCTCCCTGTCGAGCACCTCCAGCAGCCACGCGCCGCCGCTGGCAACCGACCATGCGAACGCCAGCCAGCCGCTAACGCTGGTCCATGTCGTGTCGTAGATGACCACGGCCCACACCCCTGCCCACACCCCGACGGTGATAAACAGCCCGTGCGCCATCCAGTCGTCGCGCTGGCACCACCAGCCGACCCACATCAGCATGACCGCGGCGAAGCCTGCCACCCCGACGAGCTGCCCGGGGAACTCGTTCAACAGTTGACCGATGGCCTGCCCGGTGATGATGGCGTAGGAGACGATGAACGTGGACAGGGACACCGCGAGGGCGTACGGCTTGACGGTGCGGCGGAGGATCCGCCACGGCAGGGTGCGGCCGTCAGCCTTGGTTGTGCGCTCATGTCGGGCATGTCAGGCCGCCTCGTAGGTGAAGTCCCACGACAACCGCACGGGGCTGCCGTAGGCGAGGTAGTAGCCGGCGAATGTCGCGTCGATGTAGGCGACAGGGGTGATCTGGCCTACCTCCACGGCGAGACAGTAGGTGGCGCCGTTGGCCTGCTCCAGCGAGTAGTGGCCGACCCGGCCGCCGCCGTCGATCTGGATGAACCCGATGCGGCGCGCCGCTGTGGCTGTCGACTTCGGGGTCACCGGCAGCGGGAGGCGATAGGTGCCGGTGCCGACCGCGGTGATCGTCACCTGGCCTTTGCCCGTGACGGTCTTGCCGATCTGCGTGTAGCGCGACTCGTCGGTGACGTTGGCGAATGTCGGCGTCGTGCCGGACGACGTCAGCGACGGCGTCCACGCCGTCCAGGTGCCCAGCGCCGCGACGCTGGCGTCGGTGGCGGCGAGTTGCTCGTAACGGACAGCGTCACCGTTTGTTGTGGCGGCGGCCAGGCCTGTGACCTTGTTCGATCCCATCGCGAGGTTGCCGGCCATCGTGCCGCCTGCCAGCAGGAGCGCCGCGGCGTCGATGTTCGCGAATGTGGTGCCGTTGGACACCTGTAGCTTCGATGTCGTCGAGTTGTACACGACACGGCCCGCGGGCTTCTGCCCGGCGGCCAGGCCGGAGATCTCCGCTGAGGTCAGCGACTCGATGCCGGGCGCCTCGTCGAGACGTTCGGCGAGTGCCTGCATGTCGGCGGGCACGTCGTTGGCGTCCGACCCCTCGGGGAACGGCAACGCCATGACGGTGGTGGTGTCAGCCATCAGTCAGAGTCCTCTCAGACAGCGGAGCCGGGCAGGGATGTCGGCCAGGAGCGGTCTGTGGTCCACGAGATCTCGCCAGTCAGCCCGGTAGCGACAGTCCTGTTGGCCAACAGGTCGGCGTCGTCGATGCGAACCACTTGTGCGGTGAAGGTGCCATACGCGGTCTGCACCGCCTGACTGATGACCGCGTCGGCCCAGAAGGGCACGGGCGCCGAGTAGAACGTGTTGCTGCTGGCAGACGTTCCTACGATGTCCGAGAGGCGAACTGCGACGCGGTTACCGACCCGCCGGATGTACAGAGTGCCACCGGTCCAACCGTTAGCAAGGTCTGAACTGACGTTGCGCCAGCAGGTGTCAGGGATTCCTCCGGTGAGGATCCAGGCAGACCCGGTCGAGGTGATCTCGATGTAACTGCTCGGCCCCAGTGGGAACGTGGCCACGCCCTCAACAGTCTCCGACGAGTTGCCGTCCAGTGTGACGACGCCGGTGCCACTGTTCTTGACCCTCAGCGTCTTTCCGGCGCAGGTGTTCGCCGCAGGAAGGTCAATGGTGAAGGTTCCGCTTGTGACATTCAGAACATCGTCTGCGGTGGTGGCGGTGTATGCGCTCGTCTTTGCCGCGTATGCCGGCTGCGCGAGTTTTGTTCGGGCGATCGCCGCGGACGCGTTGATGTCGGCGTCGACGATGGCGCCGTCAAGGATCCGAGCCGAGGTCACCCATCCGTTCGCCTCGATCGCCTCGAACCTCGCCTTGACGGTCGCCGACGCGCCTGCCGGGTCGGTGCCCAACTCCGTCTGCACGGCTTCGATGGCGTCGCCGAGGTCGTTGTGCATCTGCCGGTGGGTGCGCCCGCCGACAGCGTCGGAGGTCTTCTTGTCCGACGCGATCGTGTCGAACGAGTCGAGACTGCCCGGGTATGTACTGGCCACTGTGGCTCCTTAGAATCGCAACTCGGTGTAGGTGAGGGCTGACGCGGTCATGTTGCTGTAGGTGGTGTAGGCGGTATCCAGGTCGTCGTAGGTGACCGGCGTCGACGACGTCAACGTGAGGTTCGCCCCGGCCGGTTTCTCCCGCATCGCCGCCCGCAGGGTCGCCGCGGAGTCGACAACCTCGGAGGAGTCGACCTGGACTTCGATCGCCCACGGATCCCCGCCGACGGCGGTGGTGACCAGGCAGTAGCGGCTGCCGGACAGGGTCGCCTGTACCGCCGCTTGGATCCCGGCGGCGCTGCCGTGGGCCTGGGCACCTGCCCGGGATAGATACCAGCGGGCATTGGTGGTGTCCATGCCGTCGACTGGCACACCGATCAGCCATCCGAGCCACGGCAGCCAGCCGGCCGGTGAGGTCGCAGGGTTCACCGGCTCCGAGGTGCCGGAGGCGGACGTGTCGGGGTCGGCGTCGTCGATGAACTTCGCCACCGAATGCGCGGCATCGCCGATGCTGGCCATGAACCGCAGCAGCTCGCCGTTCGAGTCGGCGTCGCGGACATATTCGGGTAGCAGATCGAACAGTCGCTGGCCGGTGCGGGTGATGTTCGACGGGGCGCCGGTGTCGTATAGCGGGAAACCTTCGTACGACAGGTCGGAGTCGTACAGGCTGCTGGAGTCGAAGTACGTCGCCATGTGCCGCCTCTCAGGTGATGGTCAGCGTGACGGTGCCGATGACCGCGAACTCGTCGAAGTCGACGGTCGCGGTGGTCGATGGCAGCGTCAGCGAGGTGACCGAGTCGACGCCGGGCACCGATTCGATGACGGCCTGCACGTCGAGGGGTTCGACGTCGGCGCCGAACCCGGAGGTCTGCCACGACCACACCGACGCCAGCGCGTCCTCGATCGCGGCCTCGAGTTCGGTGTCGTCGTAGCCGGTGGCCTTCGTCACCGCAGCGGTGACCGCGACCGACACGGGGGTGGCGTCCTCGACGGTCATCGTCAGGATCGACGCGCACTGCGCCTGCATCGCCGCTTCGAGTTCAGCCTTCTCATCGGCGCTGATGGCAGCGCCTGCCCCGTACACATAGACGGTCAGGTAGCCGTCGTCGTCGCCGGGGGAGTTGCCGCCGTCGTGATCGAACTGGTCGACGGCCACGGCACGCTTCACGTACGGCTGCTCCAACGCGTACGCGGTGAAATGTTCCGGGACAACCAGCGACGATGTGACACGGGCGAACCGGGTCGCGGCTCTGGTCAGGAACGCCAGGTCGTCCTCGGGGTCGGCGCCGCCGTTGAGGTCGGTGTACAGCACACAGTTCGCCAGATGCGGCACAGCAACTACTGGGTCGCAGGCCGTGCCGGCGACGATCGCGTTCAGATATCCGCCGGTGTCCGTGGTCGCCACCGCCACATCCAACGTGGAGCCGGTGACGGTGACGGTTTCTGTGGCGACCAGCATCGAGTCGTAGTCTTCGAGGCGGAACAGGGTGCCCTCGTCGATCACCGTCGTCGGCGTGCCGGTCAGCGTCAGCCGCACGGTGCCGGTGGCGGGTGACCCTTCGTCGCGTTCTACGCCGTACAGGTTGATGACACCTTCGACCAGGGCGCCGAGGACACGGTTCGCGGCGTACACCAGATCGGACATCCCGACCGCCGTCGCCTCCATGATCACCGTTTCGAGTGCGCCGTTGCGCGGCTCCCACTGCGGCAGCCGCGACTCGGCCAACGCCAACATCGCGTCGAAGATCTGCTGCGGGTCGCGGTCATCGACGGACACGCCGAGGTAGGTGGAGTCCAGATCACGCAGCGCCACGTCAGGCTCCTTCTTCGTCGTCGGTGTCCGACCAGTCCACATCGATGTCGACGGCCACCGTGTTGTCGTTCGACTCGGCCACCTCGACGCGAGCCACGATCAGTGCAGGTTCCGCGTACCCGATCACGGCGCGGATCTCGTCAGCGTTGATACGGGTTCCGACCGGATCGACCAGACCCCACAAAGGTGCCAACGCCCGCTCGCCCGCCTCGCAGGACACGATGTGCCCGCATGCCTCAGCAGCGTGCCGAACCGACCCCTGCTCGAGGGTTACAGCGGCGCCGTTCGAGTCGATGCGAAACGGATGAGCCAGTGTGACGGTCATTTCCCAACCCATCCCGTGCTGTCGGTGCCGGATTCTTTGATGTACAACGCAGTGCCGGCGCCCCCGTCGATGCGGTGATATTGAGAACCGATACGGGCCGCGAAGCCTGGAGCGCCTGTGCCCCATTCGTTGACCAGCGCCACACCAGAGCCGCTCTGCAAAGACAGATTCTCCGCCGAAGTCAACTTCGTCGGGTCGTAACTGTGCACGTTGCCCTCGATGCGGGTGCCCGTCGTCCCGGTGCCTTCCCACACGCCACGCACCGCGATGTTGTCACCCCAGTCGGCCGTGACCGTCAACCGGTTGGATGCCACCAGAGTGTCGTCGCAGGAGTTCACCACGATCAGGCCGATGGTGTCCGACGCGCCCGCGTCCACCTCGAGACGCACATCGTTGCCCGACACACTCGCCCCGACCTGGTTGGTCACGGCGATGCCATACCCGGGGCCGGTGATGACCACCGTGTTACCTGTGATCGTCGCTCCGGTCACCGTCGCGCCGCTGTCCGCCTGCGCATGAATGACACCCAGATACTGCCGGCCCGGGGCGCGCACCACGTTGTTCGCGATGACGTTGCCGCGATAGTCGGTGGCGTCGCCGTCGCCGCAGCGGATACCGATCGACGGGTCGCTGCCGTCCGTGGCGACCACGGTGTTACCGATGATGACGTTGTCTCGGCACACCGTGCCAGTGACTTCGGTGACGTCGAGCATTACCGTGCCAGACAGCGTTTCGCCCTTGATCGTGTTGTTAGCGATCACGCAGCCGATCGGGTCGCGGACACTGATCCCGGTGACGTCAAGGCGTGCATCAGTGTCCAGCCCCGTCGTGATCGCGTTGCCGCTGATCGTGTGGTAACTGCCCGTCGCCGCTATCGCTACCCCGCACCGGTTGAACGAGTTACCGGTGATCGAGTAGCCCTCGCCCTGGGCGGCGTACACGCCGTGGTCGAAGCAGCTGTAGAACGTGTTGCCCGACACTGTCAGACCTCGGCCCGGAGCGCCGCTACCCCAGTTGCCGGAGAACACACCCTGGATACAGGAACTGATGATGTTCCCGGTGATGACCACGTTTCCGTTCGCGGTGCTCGACTTGGAGTCCTGGCAGATCCCAAAGATAACCGTCCACGCGATGTCGTAGTCGTCAGGGACGTTTCCAGTGATCCGGCACCCTGAGATCAGGATGTTGTCGCCCTCGCGGATGCCGATCCCGATACGGGGCACATTGATGAGGGTGACATCGCGAACCGTCACGTCGTCGTCTTCGATCAGCACCACGGCGTACGTCCACACATCGTTCGTGCCGTCCCACTGCTCCGGGGAGGTTATCGTGCCGCCGTCCAAGGTGGCGCCCTGCGCCAACGTCAGGCAAGTGGTCTCCGCATCCTGGGGGAGCAGCACCGCGCCCTGGTGCATCCGCAGCGTCGTGCCGACCGGGACGTCGACTGTGTCAGTCAACTTGTAGTCGCCGGCCGGGACCACCACCACCTGGCCGATCCCCGCGGCCATCGCCGCCTGAAAGGCGGCAGTGTCATCAGTCACCCCGTCACCCTTGGCGCCGAACGCCAGAACGCTGACCGTCCCCTTGCCGCCGGGGGACGCGCCCACGACGACCTGCTCGCCGTCGTCTGTCAACGCAAGGAGAGCGGTCGTTCCGACGGCCACAGTGGAAACAGCCCGGTATGGGCCGCGCACAACACCACGCGAACCGGGCATCGACACGTACACGCCGTTGTCGTCGACGGCCTCAACGAGGCCGAGTGTGATCGCCATTGTCAGTACCAGTTCTTCTGCTGGAAGTGCGCCCACGCCCGCTTCGGGCCGCCGTACCGGGCTTTGATGTAGTCCAGTC